TAACATATCTTCACTTTTCATACCATCAGCAGATAATTTAAAATTCATATTTAATTTTTTATTAATATGTTTTTTAATCAGTCTTTCTTCGTATTTTCTAGTTTCTTCTATTGAATTAAAAAATTTTACTTTTTTACATATTAAAGAGTCAAATGTTTTTCTATTTCTTTTACAAGATTTAACCCAAACACCTGAACCTTTATAATTGTCTTTTAGATTATTTGTAGAGTGACTACCAATATAAAATCTTTTACTGACTGGGCTATGGGTTTTATACACATAATGGTACATATCATTACCTAACCTATGAGCATCGCCGGGTTTAGTTCAAATGTGCTTCTAATCTCTTGTTCTAACTTTTCGATATCTGATAATGCCTCTGAATAAATTTGTCTTCCATTTAATGTAACTCCGCCAATCATTGCTACACCATCAAACTTAGATAGGTTAGCTCCCCATTGTTTTTTAAATAATGCTGTAACATATCTTTTTAAGAATAAGTCATTATAAACATCTGAGTGTACTGTGGGGTCCATTTTTCTATAACATTCTATTACTATGTATTCACCGACCATTAAATCATTTGTCCAGTCCATATCAATGTATAGTCTGTTATCGTGTTGATTAAATCTTATTGGTTTCTCACCTACTAAGATATGGTCTAAGAAGTCTAAGTGTCGCATAACAATATCGTAGTTAACAACTGCTGTTGATGAAAAATCATACAGGTCATTTAATCTCATTTGATATCTAACATCAAATAGATTCATACTACCTTTGTTTGAAAATGGAAATATATTAATTACTGATATAACACTTTCTGGAACGACAACATATCCTTGTCCTTCTTTCCAAGTAGTGGTAATACCATTCTTAGTCACAGATTCAGTTGAGTCTGCTTTAATTCTGTCTTTATCAGTTTGTGTATATTGATACTTTAAATATGCTCTTTGAATACCATCATAGTGGTACTGTGCGAAATACTGTAATGCCTCATCCAATCTATCTTCTAGTTGGTCGTCATCTGCATTTATTTCAATGACAGGCTTACCTAAAGCTCTTAAAGCATACTGTTTTAAATTTTCTCTTGTTGCTGGTTCTGCCATAATTGTTTACCTTTTCTGGTATATTTATAAGAATTATTATATCTTAGGGAAGAGATTGTCTTGACAAAACAATTTAATGTCCTCATCAGGTAAACCAAGTGATTGCATAACTCTTGGCGTATGAGGGTTCATTTGTTGGTGTTCACAGTAGTAATTTTGTGCTTTTATCACATCTTCTCTATTAGATTCACCATCATGTGTTCTAATTTTATCAATATAGTTTGCTAGATTTGATGTAGCCATTGTACATATCTGATTTAATTCTTTTTCCTCAGTTACATTACCTGCAGCCACCATGCCACCACTAAAGATTGCCTTTGCCCAATCTGGCAATTCTCTTTCTTTACTTGGTTTATACCAACTAGTTTCTTCTATAAACCACTCTGTTAAAGGGTGGTGTTTTTGTAACAATGGACTAAAGTCGTGAAATGCACCAGTAACTTTGTTTTTACCTGCAATGATATCAAAACCATAAATTGGTCCACCGTTTGTTAATTCTGGAAACAAACAGACATGAGCCATCCATAAACCTTTTGTATCTCTTACATCAACAACATCTACATGAGCTCGTCTAATATATTTGTTTTTCCAAGTTCTATTGACCCAACCAAACTCATCATTATTAAACCTTTCCATACCTGGTTCTTTATACTCAACCAGTTCTTTGTTTAATAAGTCAACAGTTTCTTCTTGCCACTTAATCAGTCTTTCCCAAATCATGGAGCTCCTTCATTTCTTTAAATAGTTTTGTTGCACTTTCAAAACAAAACATTGCCTCAGGTACAACTGAATGTTCATATACATTTAAGTATGTGTTAATTGTTTCTTTGACTATTCTTCTATAGTCACCTACTTCTTTATCTTTAAACTTGTAGTATCTGTTTGGACCAGGTGTTTTTCTTCGTATCATTTGACCACCTGCCAAATCACCCATGTGTCTAACATAGATATGAGCATACAGTTTCATTGCCTCATCTTGTATAGATTCAATGTGTTCTATATAGTCTTTTGTACTTTGTGTAATTTCTGGTGTGTCTATTTCAAAAGATTTGAAATCATATAATATATGTTCAGCTCTTAATAGATTTGGTGTATCTCTGAATAGTGAGTTATGTAATCCATACTTTTCTAATACAGCATAACATTGTAATTGATTGTACAAGTATGTTGCATATAGCTTATGGTCAATCTCACCAGACATCAATATTTTCACAAATGCCTGTCTTTCGGCATCTTTATGGTGTTTCATTGTCAATTCTTTAATATCTAACATAATAATCCTTTATAAATATGGTGGTATATATAGTAGTATTTATACAGACACGGAGACTTGACATAAATTAGAAAAGGTGATATTATATAACAATGGATTTAAAAAACGCATTTTATTATTTTAGTGGAGTTATATCACCAACTCAATGTAAAAAAATCATTGAATTGGGGTTAACTAAAAACATGGCCGAAGGCACGACCGGCGGAAACATGTCTAAACAGGATAAACCTGAAGCAAAACCACTAGATACAAAAACTCACAACGAAGTAGAAGATTCAGACAACTATTATGTCCGAGATAGTCAAATATCTTGGTTAAATGAAAAATGGTTATATGAACTTATTTGTCCTCACATCTATGAGGCTAACCAAAACGCTGGTTGGAATTTCGATATTGACTGGCATGAGGAATTTCAATTTACAACCTATAAAGATTCAGGTTTTTATGGTTGGCATACTGACGGTGGTGGTTGTTGGAATAGTGTATATAAAAAATATATAGACGGTTATGATGAACTGCCAGATAAATCTGGTAAACAATTACCAAACCAATATACACATCATGCTAAAATGATAGGCAAAGTGAGAAAATTAAGTATGACATTAAATTTAACAGACCCTAATGATTACGAGGGTGGTAATTTGTTGTTTGATTTTGGTGAAGCTTCACAAGCAAAACAATCTCAGAAAGAAATAGATGTTGCTAGAACTCAAGGAACACTCATTGTGTTTCCATCTTTTTTAAGACATTGCATATCACCAGTTACAAAAGGAACTAGATATAGTTTAGTGAATTGGAGTTTAGGGAGGCCTTTTAGATGATAGAATCACATCAATTTTTTAAAGAACATAGTTATGTAGTATTGGAAAATTTTATTCCACATCCTTTAGTGGACTTTTTTTATGAATATTCATTATTGTTAAGTCAAAGATTAGCATATAAAACTTCAACTAAATCTGGCATAGAAAATTATAGTGACAAATGGGACGGTGATTTTGATGACACTAATGGTCAATTTGGTTCTAATGCTATTAATTTTTATGGCGACCCATTAATGGAAACATTATTAATAAAGTCTTTATATGATATTGAAAATCATACAGGTTTAGAATTGGTTCCTACATATGCATTTTTAAGATTATATCAAAATGGCGACAGTATGGTAAAACATGATGATAGAGATTCGTGTGAAATATCAGCAACTGCATGTTTAGGATATGTTTCAGAAAAACCTTGGTCTATTTGGTTAACAGATAAAAATAACAACGATATTGAAGTAACACAAAAACCTGGAGATATTTTGATATATAAAGGTTGCGAATTGCCTCATTGGAGGAATGTTTTCTCAGGACAACATCACTCACAAACCTTTATACATTACAATCCAAAAGATAATATTAATAACAATTACAAAGATGGACGGCCGTTTTTTGCTGTTCCAAAAAAATTTAGGAGATAAAAATGACAGATAAAAAAGTAGAAAAAAGATTATCAATTAGTAAGAGTAGATTAAATTGGGATAGTTTTGTCTTTCCTGAAAAAATCAAATTTGTAAAACCTGACTCAGGGTTTTCTTTTACAGAAAAAGGTGTATGTTCTCATTTAGGTGGATATTCAGAGAGAGAATGGGAAAGAAGATTACAACAAGGTATAAAAGTTGATATATCTACAATAGGTTATGAAAATGTAGATGGATTTCACGAAGATGTTAGAAGTGTACAAGCATGGAAGTTTATCAGAGTTGAAGAATCAATGTCTGGCGGTTCTATTAAAATGCCTCTAGTTAGAAAGTATGAAAATGAATATCGTGCTATTGATGGTAGAACAACAGCTATAACACTAAAAGAGCTTTATGGTGATTTTCCAGTATGGTTAATTGATGAATCAGAAAAATCATCTGATTGGAATAGAAAAGTAAATTTTCGAGATGATGTATTGAAAAAATATGACTATGGTCAAATTACAAAAGATGACCAGGTCTTAGTAAATGAGATTGTTAATATATTAGAAGCAAAAGGTCAAAAAGAAATAGCTCTAAATTTAAAAGAGCAATTTCAAATTATAGAACATGAAAAATTTAATTTGCAAGATAGTATCTTTTTTCAAACTTGTAAAAATGCTGGATTAAGAATACACCCACAAGGAGATATTATGGTTACTGAAAATGGTAAAACTGTACTTTATCCAATGGTAGATGTTTGTGATGATATTAGAAAATTTGA